TCATCCACATCAGCGTCACCCTCAGCATCAGAGTCGTATTCTTTGCCTGTTTTTAAATTTTTTAATACCACAGTAGTATCAACCTTTATTTGAGCTATCTTTTTGTCGCCCTCGTATAAGTATGCTACTGATCCTGGTTCTTCAAATGCCATAGTTCCTCCTTACTGAAACTCTCTAGTTACTTCTAAGTACGAACAAATAACATGCAAGTCGTTCGCATTTTCTGCTTGTACTTTCAATTCTTCATCTTCATTCATGACCAAAGAATTGGTCAATAATTCTACTGTAGTTTTAGCGGATATGTCTTTTTGTTTAAACAGACTAAATACAGTATTACCGGTATTCAACAATGTAACAGTTATTTCACACGCGTTACTAGCATCATCGTTGGATACAAGTATAGACTTTACAATAGCTGTGCTCTCCGCAGGCACGGTATATAAAACTGTATTATCTGTGGTTGTAAGATCTACTTTTGAATTTTTAAAACTATTTGCCATTATGAAAAAAAGAAAGCCTCCTGCTCTTGTTCTTCTTTTAAAACTTGTTGATACGTTGTATTTAATTGTTCTACAACAACAGACACAGCTCTATTGATTTGTCTTTGAGTAGTAACTTCGTATTCTTCTTTTGGCTCTGGTAATCTAACTGTTATCCTTGACATTATCTAGCTCCATCCTGTTTTACATCTAACATCAATGTACCATATCTCCATGATTCATTTGCGTTTTTATTCTCTATTTTTATATTTACATAACGACCTCTAGCTCTAGTGTCCTTTTTAGTGGTTGTAGAGTCTATTGTAAAAGGACTATTAGTGCTTGCAGATTCTGCTTGAGCCGGGAATCTTTTAACAGATAGCGTCACATCTGAATTGCCATTCAATGCTTTAAAATCTGGTATAAATCTACTAACTGATAAAAACAGATCTCCACCACCAGCTTGGTTTTGTATGTCAAAATCATAAGATTGTAACCTAGATGTGACCGTTGTTACAGTTCCATCTTCATTAACCTGATCTGTTCCTATCTCATGTTGAAAGTATTTTGTTTGACCAAGACCAACTTGACCTTGAACCACAGGAAAAGTGCCTGTCCCTGTTGTGTCAAATTTAGTTGCGTAAGGTCTTTCATATATTTTTGCATCCATCCAAGAACTTCTTGACTCTGTTGAGAGCGCCCACACACCCCCAGCAACACCTGTTGATTCAGCATAGTTGTAAGACACACCTTTATTATTGAAATCACTATTAGCTGGATACCACCACACTATTTCAGAAAATAAATTATTTAATCCCGCTGCTATCTGTTGTCCTTTTGTAGAGTCCAAGTTATCGTAAACCTCGTCTTCAACAGAACAAGGTAGTGTTTTTACTGTTCCATCATACAGTAAAAAACCTTTTGAGCTCATCCAATATGCAACTCCATCAACTTCAACAGCTGCATTACGACCTATAAGTCCACAGTTTGTGCCCACTTGTTCTAGGTTAAAATAGAAAGGTGATCCTATATATTTCATCGTATACAATGCGTTATCTGTGAATACTAAAATACTTTCTTTTGCTTTTAACGCTCCTACGATCTTTGTGCCATCTTGTAGTCTAAGAGTACCTGCGGTATTTGTAGATGTAGGTGTAAACGTGTTTATATCTTCTTGCACAGAAAAACGTATAAACATGTCGTCTTGTGTTGATGGTGTGCCTATAGTGGTTTCAGTTCCAAGATGTAATAAATGTCTAGCCGTAGGTGATACTAAAGTTATTCTAGAAGCGGTGGGGTTGTTGCCTGTAGCAAAGCCACTTGTGCTTTTCGATGCCCTAACCTCTAGTCTTTGAGCCGCTGACGGATTCCACGTAAAGGTTTCACCATTTGCAATAGTTGCTATTAAGACCTCACCAAAGTTATCTAGTGACCAAAGACCTGGTTCTAGTGTTGTTTGGTTTGCTGGTAGTGCCGTGCCCCAACCACTAAAATCACTCGCGTCCGTAACTGTGGCACCATTAGAATGAGCCGCAGCAGACGTGCCAAGCGCCCCTCTTGTAAGACCTGTTAAATCATTACTAGATTTACCTGTGTATGTAATTAATTCTGAACCTATAGCTACAGTGCCAGAACTTGGAAAAGCAGAGGAGCTAGTCAAAGTTAGAGTGGTATCACTGTCAGAAAATGTGCCACCTTCATTTATAGTGGTCGTTGCAGCTGTTGAAACTGTGCCACCCCATGGACCCACACCCCAACCATATCCATAAGTTTGTTTTTGTGGTCCAACTTTTGTGTAAAACTCCACGGTAGTAGACCCACCAGTTGACACTGTGGCTGTTGCAGCAGCTGTCGATGTAATTGTAAAGGTAGTGGAGCTTGGAACGCTTACAACCATAAAAGTTTTATCTTCAAAGTTTGATGCACTAAGCCCCGTTCCGCTAGGCAAGGTTACCGAGTCGAGCAAAATAATATCTTCAGCAGCTAATCCATGAGCTGATCCTGTTGTAATTGTCACAGAAGTTGAGTCGTCTGTGGTTGCAAGTGTACAACTAGTTTGTCTACGAGCTGCATCAAAAGGAGATATGTCATACAACTGTCCTTCAAAATATAACAGTAGAAACTTATCAGTGCCCAGTGCAACGTACCTATTACCTGATATGTCTAAAAAAGGATGCTGACTTCTAACAACACCAACTATGCTTTCGTTTACAAGAGAAGACCACCCACCTACTTTTTCAGGTAGTCCATACCTAAACCTAACATTGTCACTATCTATCCAACGGTTTTCTGCGCCTTTAGTTGTGTTTTGTTTGTCTATGCCTGGTATAATTTTAAAATCAACAAGAGCCATGTAAACCTCTTACGTTCCAGCGAAGTGCTTCTTTACCCAACCTTTTGTTGAATTTGCATATACAAGTGTAAAGCTTTGTCCGTTTGTGTTTACTACTAAATCACTAGCTACACCTTGTATAGGTTGACTGTTTCTGCCAATGGTTAAATTGTTGGAATTAAAACTAAGTTTACCATCTAAAAAGTGAACCTCATTACCAACACTAGGACTAGCAGGCAGTGTAACTGTTACTGCGGCTGCACTTGTATCCACGATAACTTGATCACCGTTTACAGCTGTGTATGCGTTTGTTGTAGTTACATAACCTTTCTGTGTAATACCTGTTATGACGTTTGTGCCATCTACAATTACAAGCATTGTAGATCCAACCGGCATAGTAACACCTGTGCCTGAACTTGTTTTAATTGTTATTGTATAATGATTTGATGTTCTTGTGGTGCCATCAATTACAAGATATGTCTTTTCACAAGAATCAGGAAATATTAGTTGTCTATTAGCAGTCATTGATCCTGTAAGCTTTATAACTTTGTTACGTCCATCAGAGACGGCACCATCACTAATCGCTGGCGTTTGATTGCCTGATGCTAAACTAAGCTCAACATAACCACCAACAGCTTGTTCGACCATGTCGAGGTTGGTATTTGTAGTTGTGCCCCATAAACCAGCCTTTTCGCCGGTTGTCATTTTTTCGAGTTTTAACGATGTAGAAAAAGATGATGCCATAATTACTTATATCCTATGCTGCTACCTCTGTCCATGTTTGACTTGCATTCAAGTTTATCTCATTCCAGGTAATTACACCAGCACTTGTTGTCTGTACTGTAATTGAGCTACCTGTAGGTATTACCACACAATCTGCTGTGATAGTCACCGTTCCAGTGGC